TTAGCAGCAAACAGACATATTAATAAATTAATGGAAACAGAAATATAATGGCACTATCCCCACAATCAATTAGAAAAGGTGTTCAAGTTAAATTTGATGATGTTATAGTAGATAAAAAAACTATAATTGAAAAAAGTGAATCTTGGAATGAAAGACAAGAAATACTATTTAGGAAATTCCTTAAACAAGGAGGTAAATGTAAAGTAGCAGGAGTTGTAATTGAAGTAACAACCCAATACGAAGTACTTACCTCAAAAGGAGAAAAACCAAGTGGTAAAATTGTAGCACCTGGAGCTGATCAAAGATTTTAAACCAAAACAAAGATGAGTAAAGGAGAATGGATATTTGAATACAAAAATCATACCTATCATCTACAAGATAAAGATGATAGTTTCAAGAAAGGAGATTTGTTTTTTGAAAGATCTGGTAGATTAGGTCCTATTGAGTGGGATGGTAAGGAACAACTTAACTACCATTGTAAAAAAATGATAAGTATTAAACCAAAACAAAGATAATGAGTAAAGAAGATAATAACTACATAGTATTTGCGGAAGATTCAACTGCTATGATGCAAGAGGCATTAATACAACAGAGCAATCCATTAACAAAGGAACGTGCTATTGAATTTGCAGAAAGAATAAAAAATAATAGTTTACATAATAGTTTACATTGTGTTACTATTTTGAAAAGAGTTAGTAAAGAAGAACTAAACCAAAACAAAGATGAGTAAAGAAACAGTAGATATATTAACGTGGGTGTTTTCATGTTGGTCATTATTAATGAGTGCTATCTATATCATTATAGAAATTAAATCAAAACAAAGATGATGAATAGAATTTGGAAATACATTTTAGAAAAGAGATTTAATTATTTAGACGGAATTATGATTGGAGTTATTTCCATTATCATAAGAGAATTAGTAAAATAACCAAAACAAAGAAGATGAGTAAAGGAGAAATAGAACACTTACAATGGATACATGATAGGATAATTCATGTATATGGAGAAAGTGAAAACGTAGATTTCTTAGTTAGAATGAGAAAAATATTAAACCAAAACAAAGATGAAGCATATAGAAGACGTACCGTGGATGATCTGTGATGAAGGAGATGTAAACTATTGTGCCTATGTAGACACAGACAGTAACTACTTCCATGCTGAACCTATCTTAAAGCACTTCTATCCTGATTTTGATAAAATGTCTGATGAAGATAAGGATGCAAAACTTGAAAAAGTAGCCCTCAAATATCAAGATATTATTACAACATCTTATGACACACTAGCTAAAGAGTGTTTTAATGTACCTACCCACAGACTTGAAATGAAAACCGAATGTGTAATTAGATCAGCTTATTTTAGAAAAACTAGAAGATATGCTCAATGGATTACTAAAGAAGAGGGTATAGCTAAAGAAAAATTGGATATAAAGGGTCTTGAGTTTAAAAAAGCAAATTTCCCACCTATATTAGGTAAGTTTTTTAAAGACATTTTAATTGATGTTTTAAAAGGCTCTACACAGTCTGATGTAGATAAAAAAGTAAAGGAATTTAAAATTCAAATATTAAATGGAGATATTCCTTTAGTTAAACTAGGTAACCCAACAGGAACAAAAACGTTAAATAAGTATATGGGTCGTAAACCTAAAGCAGGTGAGATGTTTACCCAAATGCTTAAAGGTGCTCCTGTAAGTGCTAAAGCAGCTGCTGTTTATAATGATTTAATTAGATTTTGGAAATTAAACCAAAAACATTCTTATATAGCACAAGGTGATAAAATTAAACATATCTACTTAAAACCAAACCCATACCAGATAGATTCATTAGGTTTTTTGGATTTTGATTTACCTGAAAAAATAGTAGAGTTTATGGAAAAATATGCTGATAGACAGAAAATATTTGATTCTATACTACTTAATAAATTAGAGGGTTTTTATGATGATTTAGGTTGGTCATTAAATTTAAATCCCTATAAAGACAAGTTTTTTAGTTTTAGTTAGGTTATTTAATAAAAAATTATTATATTTAAAATATGGTTAATAAATTAGTTTTACAAAGTGTTATAAATAAATACTATCTAGGTGAGGTAGAATCTGTTAAATGGAAAATCCAAGATAGGGTTTTAACAATAGACTTTATGTCTATAAATAAAGAAGTAATAGGAAATGTTACTCACACTAATATTGATATTGAAGATAGCAGTTTAGCTATTTTTGATACCAAAAAACTACTTAACTTAGTAAATATCACCTCAGGTGATTTACTTATTAATTTAGAAAAAACAAAAGCAGTTTATACTAAATTATACCTTGCAGATAGTGATTTTAATTTAACTTACGCCTTATCTGACCCTTTACTCATAGCTAAACCAGGTACAGTAGGTGAAGTAGAATGGGATGCAACTCTCCCACTTGAAAGGGAACAAGTAGATAATTTAATTAAAGCAAAATCTGCTTTAGCAGGTGTAGGTAATATGACTTTATCTCCTGATAAAGATTTAGATGGGGGAGATTTATGTGTTGTTACTTTTGGAGATGAGCAAGGTCATAATAATAAAATTGTTTACAATTTATTAGGTGACATAAGACAAGCAAATGTAAGTATCCCATTCAATTCAGATATGTTTAAAACTATTTTAAATGCAAATAAAGACCTAGAAGAAGGTACACTTTATTTAAGTTACCAAGGTTTACTTAAACTAGTATTTAAATCTGAAAACACTACAAGTACTTATTATATGATTCGTAAAGAAGAAAGTGCTTTTTAATATGTATACTCAAATTTGGAAATTTAAATAAATTTTCATATATTACAGTTATAAATTTTAAATAAAGTTATGTCAGAAACTCAAAATCGAGGACGTCCCTCAAAAGACACACAAACACAAAACCCCAATTATTGTATTATTAAGGATCCATTAATAGAACCCTTTTATATTTCTAAAGATGCTACAAATTTTACTGTTTTAGAAAAAACTACCTCAACAAGGGGATTTGCCGGTAAAAAAGCAACAGGCAAAGAAGTAGAAAAAACAATAGGATATTATTCAAGTTTTAAAAATGCTTTAAATAGAATAGCAAAAGAAAAATTTTATAAAAATCCTTCAGATTATAGCTCAATTAAAGAATACATAGAATCTTGGAATGGAGTAAAAAACGGATTAGAAACATTATTAAATAAAATAGAATTATGAAATTAGAAGCACTATTTGATGCAGTTATAGTAAAACCAGTAGAGGAAGAAGAAACAATGTATGGTTCCATTGTAGTACCTGATGCAGGTAAAGATAGAAATGAAAAAGGAACTATTGTTGCCGTTGGCCCTGGTAAACCAACAGTAACAGGAACATTTTTAGAAACAACAGTTAAAGAGGGAGATATAGTAATCTTACCAACAATGGGGTTTTCTAAATTAGAACATGATGGAGAAGAATATTTCATAGGACCAGAAAATCAAATTTTAGCAAAAATAAATACAGAAGATAATGAGTAAAAATATTGAATTTGGAGCAGACGCTCGTAAAAAACTAGTTAACGGTATGGATAAAGTAGCTGATGCCGTAGTAGCAACATTAGGACCAAATGGTAGAAATGTTGTTTACACAAACCAAGGATTAGTCTATTCTACTAAAGATGGAGTTTCAGTAGCTAGACAAATTAGTAAGTTAGAAGACCCAATTGAAGATTTAGGTGCACAACTACTAAAACAAGCAGCAATTAAAACAGCTGACCACGCAGGTGATGGTACTACAACTTCAACTTTATTAGCACGTGAGTTAGTAAAAGGTGGACTAAATCGCCTAAATGATGGAGCAAATGCTGTTGAAATTAAACGTGGTATTGATGCTGGTGTAAAACAAGTACTTGAATCACTTAAAGATGGATCTGAAAAAATTACCTCAGAAGAACAACTTGAACAAATCGCAGCTGTCTCAGCAAATAATGATAAGGAAGTAGGTAAACTAATTTCTCGAGCAATGGAAAAAGTTGGTAGAGAGGGAGTTGTTTATATTGAAGAATCTAAAACAGATGAAACATATCTTGAGGTAGTTGAAGGTTGCCAATTTGATAGGGGTTACAAATCACCTTATTTTGTTACAAACAATAATACAATGTCAACTATTCTTAAAGATTGTTATGTTTTATTAGCAGATCATAGATTTACACAAGTAAAAGAATTACTACCTATTTTAGAAGGTGTATCACAAAAAGGTAAATCATTGTTAATTGTTGCTGAGGACATTGATGGTGAAGCTTTAGCTACACTTATTGTAAATAAAATGCGAGGTACTTTAAAAGTAGCTGCTGTAAAAGCTCCTGATTTTGGAGAACGTAGAAAACTTATCTTGGATGATATAGCTGTACTAACAGGTGGAACTGTATTTGATAAGGATAAAGGTATGAAACTTGACAAATTTAATTGGGAATGGTTTGGTGAAGCAAAAACTGTAACTATAACTAAAGAAAAAACTACAATTGTAGATGGTCAAGGTACTGAAGAAGCAATTACTAAAAGAGCTGAAGAGTTAGAAGAACAAATAAATAAGGCAGAAACACCATTTGAAATGGAAAAATTACAAGAACGTTTATCTAAGTTTGTAGGTGGAGTTGCTCTTGTTCATGTAGGTGGAAGTACTGAAACTGAAATGAAGGAGAAAAAAGATAGAGTAGATGATGCTTTACACGCCACACAGTGTGCTTTAGCAGATGGAATTGTTCCAGGTGGTGGAGTTGCTTTATTATATGCTCGTAGAAATATTTTAAGTAAAATTAATAAACAAGATGATAGATCTGAAGACTTTAAATACGGTCAAAAGATTGTATATAATGCTTGTGGTAAACCATTTGAATACATTTTAACAAATGCAGGATATTCTGAAGCAGATGCTAAAATGATTGAAATGGGTGATTTAAAAGGTAAAAAAGGCTTCACAGGATACAATTTAAAAACCTGTTCAGTTGTTGATATGAAAAAAGCAGGTATACTTGATCCACATAAAGTAACCAAAAACGCACTCTTAAATGCAGCATCAATTGCAGGTACTATTCTATTAACAGAATGTACAATTGTTGATAATCCTGAAGATAGCAAAGATGCTCAACCAATGATGGATCCTTCAATGATGATGTAATGCAAGTAGAAAACGTAGAATATAATGAGCTTATCGCAACACGAGTACCCCCTGGAGATCAGTGGGTGCTTGTGGAAGATAAGAAAAAAATTGTTCACAAAACAATAACCGACGCACTAGAGGCATGGTTTGATCAAAATCAAGAACAAGTTGAGTTTCGTTTAGCACCTCTAGATGGTAAACTTTATGTAATAAAAAGTGAAGAACAAGAAATTGTTCCTGAACCAACTAAAAGATATAATATTTACGGGGACCCATCATAATTGGTCCCCTTTTTTATATATTTATAACAAAATAATCAAATGGATAATTTTAATTTAAAAAAATATTTAGCTGAAAATAAGCTATTAAAGGAAAATATTGAAGTCTATAAAGAAGAAGCTAAACGTTTTTTTGAAACTTTTGTAGATGAAATGAATGAAAAAGGAGAAATTGAATTTATCCCAGACTTAGACGGGTATATAGATTTAAAAGACAATTCATATAACGTAGATGAATTAGGAAGTATTTTTTTAAACCCTACAGAAGAAACACTTAATAGCTTTGGTAATATTGCTAAAACTTTTAAAGGTGAAGGGGGTATATATTACGCAGTAATTTAACTTAACAAAATAATAAAATGGACAATTTCAATTTAAAAAAATATTTAACTGAAGGTAAACTAAATGAAGTAGACGCTGAAGAGGTAGAATCAATGGGAGCAAGTATGTTTTTTGATGATTTACATATTAATATGGTAGATTTTCTTAAAAATAACATTAATACTGATTATTTAGGAAATGTTGATGAGTTAGCTACTGATGTTGTTGATTTAATAGCAAATAGAACTAACAAAAATGACCTCACAGAAAATAAAGGTTTAGATTTAGCAAAAGATGTAGTTTCAAAAGCTAGAGAAGCAATGAAAAAATTAACAGATGAGGAATTAGAAGCTTTTAGAAAAGAAGTTGCTAACGCATTTGATTTAAAATAAAATAAAAGTTATATGAGATTTATAGACATTTTAAGAGAAGCAGAAGAAGAAGAAGGTGTAGGATCTGCAAGAGCCAAATATGACGTTGCAATCCAAACTGCTAATACTGATGAAGTAATTGGTGCTTTAGATAATATAGAAAATTATGGTGTTTATGCTCAAAGTTTAAGAGATCCTGAAACTATAAAAAAGGTATTTGGGCCCTCTATCCCTACCCAAAGACCCGCAGCGGCTTTTAAAGATTGGGATAATAGATCTGAAGAAACTAAAAGATTTAAATTAATTGATATTGAAAAACGTGCACCTGAAGACTACAGAAATGCAATAGAAGATGCTAAAGATGGATTTGAGGAATGGGAAGCAGAAGGTAATGATGGTGATATAATTGATTATTTACTTTCTCTTTCTGGTAAAGAACTCCCTAAAGATTTAATAGGAAAACAAAAGAGTGCAAATGGTTCAGGTTTAGGGAGAGTTTATTTCCCACTCAAAACCCCAGATAACTTAAAAAAATATGGAGGTAGATTAGAACAAGGGATACATTTTTATATAAAAGATAATAATATAGTTTTCCCATTTGATAAAAGTCCATATTCGTCTAAACCTTATTTACAAAAAGTTTTAAATGCTATAATGGACAAAGCTGGGGTTGAGTATAAACTAGTTGACATTGAAAGATTAGATGATGAAGATAGTAAAATAATTGAAAAACCTAAAAAAACCTCAGAAGAAGTTATAGCATTTGCTGATACTTTAGATCAAATTGAAAAAATTAGGAGTAAATTTAAAGAAGAAATCGGAGATGTCAAATCAGCAAAATATGAAACAGAACCAGTAGAGAAAGATGGTAAGAGAAGATACAAATTAACTGTAACAGGAATTTCTTATGATCAAAAAGTAAAACTTATAATTAAAAAAGGTGATTTAAAAGAAGGTATGGAATTTGATTTAGACCTATATTTAATGCAAAAAAGAGCAGGATTATGAAACACTCACAACTAAAACAACTTATCAAAGAGGAAATACGTAGCGTATTGAATGAAGGATTATTTGATAGGTTTAAAAAATCGAATAGTAAGTTTGAACAAGCAAAAAAAGAAATAGACCAAACAGACTTTAATGATTTTTTTACCCAACCAGCTATGGAAAAAGGAAAATTTGGGATGGGTGTTAAAGATAAATCAATGGTTATATCTCAACTAAAGAAACGTGTAGCAGAAAAATTACCTACTTTAATTTCAATATTCCCCAATTTAGTATCTGGTAATGCATTATATAGTCTAAAATCAAAACTTAAAGATGGTCAAATAATAGATGGGGTTACTTTAGGTAATTTAGGGTATAATATAGTTGATTTTAAGTTATTGATAGATAATGATGTGGCTAAAAGAAGACTCAACAAGAAATTATTAGACTTAAATTAAAATGAAACACTCCGAACTAAAACAACTCATCAAAGAAGAATTAAAAAAAGCTATTAGTGAAAATATAGATTCTCATGAAGAAATGGGGGGTGAACATAGAAAATTAAAAAAACAACTAGAATTAGCTAAACAGTACATGGAAAAAAAACGTAGACTCCATAAAGCTGATCCCACTAATGATCAAGCCCGCTTCCAATTTCAAGATGCTATATCGTTAGTAAATAAATTAGAAAAAGAACTTTGGAAATATTAAAATAAAATTTGCCTATTGGTAAAAGTTTTCGTATAATTAGGTTATAAAAATAAGTTATGAAAGACAACACTTTATTGGTTGAAAAATACCGTCCTACTGTTTTACAAGATTATGTAGGAAACGAAAATGTAAAAGAGACCATACAAAAATATCTCGACCAAAACGATATCCAAAACTTTATATTCTATGGACCTGCTGGAACAGGTAAAACAACACTAGCTAAACTTATAGTTAAAAACCTAGATTGTGATTATCTTTACATCAACGCAAGTGATGAAAATGGAATTGATACAATCAGAGATAAAGTAAAGGGATTTGCTTCTTCTGCCTCTTGGAACGGCATAAAAGTAGTTATTTTAGATGAAGCAGATTTTATCACTATAAACGGACAAGCCGCACTTAGAAACGTAATTGAAACATTTTCCCGTTCAACTCGGTTCATTTTAACGTGTAATTTTGTTGAGAGAATAATTGATCCAATACAATCACGGTGCCAAGTACTTAAAATTGTTCCACCATCAAAATCTATTATTGCAAAACATTTAGCAGATATAATGGGAAAAGAAAACATCTTACATGACATTAAAGAGGTAGCTACTATAGTAAATAAAAACTATCCTGATGTTAGGAAAATGCTAAACACTATTCAATTGTCTAATAAAGATGGCAAACTTGAAATAGATGAATCAATTTTAGCTTCAAACAACTATGCTAAAGAGGTACTAAGAGAACTTACTAAAACTAAAAATTGGATAAAAATAAGACAAATCATAGCAGATAGTGGTATAAAAGATTTTGAAGAATTATATCGTTTATTGTTTGAGCATGCCTCAATTTATGCTAAAGATAAGGAAGGATCAATAACAATAATTTTAAATGACCATCTTCACCAATCAAACTTCCGGATTGATAAAGAGATTAATATAATGTCGGCAATAGCCAAAATAATAGAAACAATTAAATAAATACAAAATGCAAAACACAGCACCCCCACAACAACCAAACATTGATTTAACAAACACTACAGCAGTAGAGGGATACAATGGAGGTAAATTATTTGGACAAGCGGTAGTAATCCGTAAAGTATCCAAATTCGTAACAGGAACAGATGAAGATATGCTTATGCCTATCCCTGTATTTTATGATCTAGGATCAAAGAAAATTCTAAAAGATTCTATCCCACCAGAAATTAGAGAAGAATATAAAGACATTTATATTGAAGACTAGTAGATATCCTAGACCAGGCAGAAAGCAGATCAAAAATATATGGGGGTGGTTGAATGAAATTACCCTCTATAAAACCCCTGCTGACTGTTTTACTGATGAATCATGGGATTGCTTTAATTCCTATATGATTCATCGGTTCGTGTCTATGAATATAGATTACGTTGAGTTGACTAATTGCGCTCAAACTATACCTTATGATAATAAACAACAAACTTATAATATTTATAGAGAAATGATTCCAAAAAAGAAAGTTTTCTTAAAATACTTAAAAAGTAAAAAGAAACCCTCTAATCCACACCTTATAGAAATTTTAAGTGAATATTTTCAATGTGGTAAATTCACAGCTGCTAGGTATTTAGAAGTAATGAAGAAAAAACAAACTTTAACAATACTCCAAAACATGGGTATTGATGAAAAAGAATCTAAAAAGTTATTGAAAAATGAATAAAAAGTTAAAAATTGGAGACAAAGTACATTGTACATTTTTAGGTGAAAGTCATAAAGGTGAAATAATAGAAATCCAATCTTCAAAAACCTATAAAGTAAAATTAGTAAATTCAAACAATTCTTTACTTCCAAATGTAGGTTGGTATGAAAAACCTAAAAAGGAAAAAGATAGATTACCTTGGTACATACATGAAAAAATCAAATGAAAAAAAGAAAAATTGAAAAAACAGACTCAATAGTTGATTCAGTTATTGATCAATTTGTTGAAAGAGCTAAATTTGGAAAACTAAAATACAACACGGATTTAGATAGAGATGATTTAGGTATTCTAGATTGGCTAGAGCATGCTAAACAAGAACATATGGATGCTATTCTCTATCTTGAAAAAATTGAAAGAACAATAAAGGGTTAATATTTATAATAAAATACTATAAAATGTCAAAAGAATTAAACCGAATGCAAGAGTTAGCAGGAGTGCCTGTTAAAAAAGAAGCTGAATCTTTAAACGAACACCAAATTGGTGGAATAGTAGGAGTTGGAGCAATTAACCAAATCCTTCCTCGTGAAAAAACAGATTATGAAATGGCTTTTGAGCATTTTATGACTGAAGGAGAGGAAAAAGAAGTTGAAGAAGCATCATGTGGAAACTACGAAGAAGATGATATAAAAGAATCATACTACGAAGAAGATAACCCAATGGAAGAAGCAGTAGGAATACCAGCTGAAGCAAGTGCAATTCGAGATGCAGTTAGAAAAATGATGAAAGACCATGAAGGTGATGCTGAATTAGGAGCTGCAGTAAGAGAAAAATTCGCTAAATGAGAAACTCAAAATCCACAGTTGAATTATCAATCCCTTTACTCCTTAGTATATTAAAATTTGCTAAAGAAGATGCTTCATCAGATGAAGAACTTCGTAAAGTAGCAAACAATATAATTGAATTAAGTAATGTTGCTGGTGAATTAGGGATGATTGATTTTCCAGCTATAATGGGTAGTGAAGAGCAACTAGCTGAGAGAAAATTAATGATGGTAAGAGCTGGAATAATAAAATAAAATAAAATGGATAATTTTGACTTAAAAGAATATTTAGCTGAAAATAAGCTATTGAAAGAAAACCCCCTAGAAGACTATTGGTCAGAATGGGCAACAGGAGAAATAAAAGCTGGTAATGATGGAGTTGGGATGGAATTTGAAGATGCAGATAGTGAAAGTATGGGCGTATTTTACAAATATGTTGAAGCAGTTAAAATCCTAAATGCTGACTCAAAAGAATTAAGAGAGGATATTGCTGCTGCAGTATCAGGTATACTTTATAATAGTTCTAACTTTAAAGATTATGAATTTGATGTTTTAACCCTAGACCAATTTAAAACAATACAAGACACTATTTAAAGATTTTTCACCATTTAAAGTGATTAAAGCAGGATACAAGTAAAAAAATAAAATAAATCCTTATATAAAACTATATTAAGCTTGGCCTAGCCAGGCTTTTTTTATATCTTGGTAATATGCCAAAGAAAAAGAAACCCTCTATTCTTAAAGAGATTAGAGAAAAACAATTACCTGAGATAAATTTTGCTTATCAAAAGGCAATTTCTTATTCTCAACTATCTATGTTTAATGAATGTCCTAAAAAATGGTCATTACAATATAGAGAAGGTCATAAACAATTTACCTCAAGTATTCATACTGTATTTGGAACTGCTTTACATGAAGTTTTACAACATTACCTCACAGTAATGTATGAAAAAAGTTTTGTCGAAGCAGATAAACTAAATACTTCTGAAATGCTAGAGGAAACTCTTAGAGAAGAATATGTTAAACAATACAAATCAAATAATAAACAACATTTTTCTTCATCAGAAGAGTTAAGGGAATTTTATGAAGATGGGGTTGAAATAATTAGAGAATTTGCTAAACGAAAGAAAAAATATTTTTCAAAACGTGGTTGGCATTTAGTTGGATGTGAAGTACCTGTTAAAGTAACACCTCACAAATATAAACCTAACTTATTATTACAAGGATATTTAGATGTTGTAATGTATCATGAACCAACCCAAACATTTAAAATTATAGACATCAAAACCAGTAAATCTGGATGGAATAAAACCTTAAAATCAGATGAAAATAAACAACTTCAATTAGTGTTGTATAAAAAATATTTTTCTGAATTATATAATGTTCCTGTTGAAAAAATAGAGGTTGAGTTTTTTATCGTTAAACGTAAATTATATAAAAGTGAAGATTTTGTAATTAGACGAATCCAAATTTTTACTCCCCCTTCTGGTAAAGTAAAAATGAACCGAGTAACAAAATCACTTAATGATTTTATAGATGGAGCATTTGGTAAAGATGGGTATTTAGACAAAGACCACCAACCAACTCCACATAAGAACTGCCATTGGTGTCCTTTTAATAAGACTCATTTATGTTCTGCGACTTACTAAAATACTCATATATGTATATCTAACAATATTAAAATAAAAGTATATGCCAAAAGATCAACAATTAACTAGTGTAAAAATAGATAAAACACTATTTGAACAATTTAAAGTAGAATGTATAAAGAGAAAGTTTTCATTTCAAAAATTATCTGAAAGAGCAATTCATTTATACCTAACAGAAGAAGAATTTAGAAAACAAGTCCACAGTCATAGCAATTTAAACTTGGAAAAATAAGATAAAAGTTTTACATTTAAAAAAAATAATAAAGTTATATGCAAAAGTTACCTAAACTTAAAAAAGTCGAAGACAAAAAACCCTTTGATGTTTCTAAAAAATTTAAATATATTCCTAAAGATAAAAGGAAAAAAATTCTATTAATTTGTGACGATATTAGAGTCCACTCAGGAGTAGCAACAATTGCTCGTGAAATGGTAATTAATACTTGTCAACATTTTAATTGGGTACAAATAGCAGGAGCAATTCAACACCCTGAAAAGGGAAAGAGATTTGATTTATCTGCTGATACAAATGCTAATGCACAAATAAATGATTCTTCTATTATGCTCTACCCTGTAGATGGATATGGAAATGCTGACTTAGTCAGACAATTAATTGCTTTAGAAAAACCTGATGCTATAATGATTTTTACAGATCCTAGATACTTTGAGTGGTTATTTATGATTGAAAATGAAATTAGACAAGAAATTCCTATTACGTATTTAAACATTTGGGATGATTATCCAACACCCCTTTACAATAAAGCATTTTATGAGTCATGTGATGCACTTTTAGCTATCTCAAAACAAACAAAACTTATAAATGAACTTGTTTTAGGAGATAAAGCAAAAGATAAAGTAATTGAGTATGTTCCTCATGGTTTAAATCATAACATTTATTACCCGCTTGAAAGTGAAGATGATTTAAAAGAATTTAAACAATTTAAAAACCACATTTTTGGGGATAAAGAAAAGGATTTTATATTATTTTTTAATTCTAGAAACATTAGAAGAAAACAAATACCTGATACAATGCTTGCTTTTAAATATTTTTTAGATAAATTACCTAAAGAAAAGGCAAATAAATGCTGTTTAATTTTACATACTGAAGTTATAAGTGAACATGGGACTAATTTAGAGGAAGTAAGAAAAATACTATTTAAAGACTATCCTGAAGCTATATTATTTTCTCAAAATAAATTAGGAAATAAAGAGCTTAATTTTATGTACAATTTAGCAGATGCTCAAATATTATTAACCTCAAATGAAGGTTGGGGATTAACACTAACAGAAGCAATACTAGCAGGTACTCCGATTATAGCTAATGTAACAGGTGGAATGCAAGACCAAATGGGATTTGAAGATGAAGATGGTAATTGGTATGAACCATCACCCCAAATTCCTTCTAACCATACTGGAAGATATAAAAAACATGGAAGCTGGGCATTCCCAGTATTCCCCACAAGTAGGTCCTTACAAGGTTCCCCAAAAACTCCTTACATTTGGGATGACAGATGCCAACCAGAAGATGCAACTAAGCAAATTATGGAGTTATATAAAATGGGAAGAGAAGAAAGAAAACGTTTAGGTAAAGAAGGAAGAGAATGGGCTATAGAGAAAGTAGGTTTTACTAGTGAAGCTATGGCAGAACGCATGATTAATGCGATAGATAAACTCTTTAACACGTGGATTCCACGTAAAAAATACGAGTTAATAAACGTTACTGAAATAAAAGAAGACACGATTAATCACGAATTACTATATTAAAAAAAACCATGAATAAACCAGTATTTGTAATAAGCTGCCCTATTGACACCTATTCAGGATATGGAGCAAGAAGTAGAGACATAGTTAAAGCTGTTGTAGAATTAGAAAAATATGATGTAAAAGTTTTACCTCAAAAATGGGGCAATACCCCCTTTGGATTTATCAAAAACAACCCAGAATGGGAATTTTTACAATCTCTTTTACTTAATTCCCCACAATTACCCTCACAACCTGAAATTTGGGCTCAAATAACAGTCCCAAATGAATTTCAAAAAGTAGGAAAATATAACATTGGAATCACAGCAGGAATTGAAACAACAATAGCCCCAGCTGAATGGGTTGAAGGTTGTGGGAGAATGGATTTAGTTTTAGGTTCTTCTAAACATACAATTGACGTTTTAAAGAATAGTAAATTTGAAAAAAGAGATAAACAAACAAACCAACAAGTAGGAATTATAGAATGGAATGGGGATAGTGAAGTAATGTTTGAGGGAGCTAATACTGAAATATACAAGCCAATTACATCAACATTTAATTTATCTAATGTTAAAGAATCATTTGCATATCTATTTGTAGGACACTGGATTCAAGGAGATATAGGTGAGGATAGAAAAAATGTTGGGTTAATGATAAAAGCATTTTTTGAAACATTTAAAAATAAATCATCCCAACCTGCCCTAATTTTAAAAACCTCTCAAGTTGGGTCCTCTTATATGGATCGAGATGCTATAATTGAAAAAATAAAAGCAATTAAAGCTACTTGTAAATCAAAGAATTTACCAAATGTATATCTATTACATGGTGAGTTTACTGATGAAGAAATGAATGAAATTTATAATCATTCTAAAGTTAAAGCAATGGTTAATTTAACCAAAGGTGAAGGGTTTGGTAGACCATTACTTGAATTTTCTTTAACAAACAAACCAATCCTAACAACAAATTGGAGTGGACACACAGATTATCTTAACCCTAATTTTACAACACTACTGAATGGTACTTTAAAAGAAGTACACCCTTCAGCAGCAAACAATATGTTATTGAAAGAAGCACAATGGTTTAATGTTGATACGGGTCAAGTAGGATATTACTTAAAAGATATATTTACAAACTATAAAAAATATAAAGATTTAGCTAAACGACAAGGCTTTCGTTCTAAATCAAATTTTTCATTTGAAAAAATGAAAGAAAAAATGGATAAAGTACTCACAGAAAGGATACCTGAATTTCCAAAAGAAGTACAATTGAAACTCCCACAATTAAAAAAAATAAAAAATAATAAAAAGGAGTTACCTAAATTAAAACTTCCAAAACTTAAAAAAATAGAAATATGACACACGAAGAAATAATTGACTGCCCTAAATCAGGAGGAGATTTATGTTACAAAGTTCAAGTAACACCTGATATAACAAACTACATGAGTTTAAGTTGTGGTTATTGGACAAATAGCTTAATGAAAGAAGGAGAAGATTTTTACAAACATCAAATGTCTACCCTACCAGAACTATATGTTGATTTAGCTTGGAAAGATCCTAAAACAGAGTTAATTTGGATACCAAATACAATTAATGAACCTGGAGTTGGGATGATTTTTGCTGATGGGTCAAACTCAAAACAATGGGGGTGGGCAGCTGTAAAAGCTGTTGAAGTATCTGAAGAAGATAAAGAAAAATATCCTATACCTGGTAAAGAAGGTGAATTTATGAAATATCGAATGGATATGGATAATTTAAAACACTTTGTAGAAAGAGAGTATATAGATGCTTTATCTCATGTTGGAATTATACCAGAATAAGTAGGCATTTTAATAAAAGTTTTGTATGTTTTAGTATATTAAAAATTAAAAGTTATGACAAGATTAACAATTCATTTAAAAGAACCTATGTTTATTGAAAGAAATCAAGTAAATGTAGGCACAAAAGAGAATGTAATTCTTAAACCTAAAAAAAGAAAATGCATTCAAACTACTTTATCCTTTAAAAACATTTCTGAAAATGAAGCAGGTAGAATTATTTCGGATATTCGTAAGAATCATGGAATTGCTAAATGGAAAGAGGGTAAAAGAAAAGGTTTAGAAATGATTTACACAGTAAAATAAAAATTATGGAATATAAAAGTTTATACGCATACCTAGGACATGGTGCTGGGAGTAAATTAGGCAAAGAAGTAGCAGCAAAAGCATCAGAATTTGGTTTAAAACTAGAAAAAGTAACAGTAGATGAGAAACTTTCCCCTTCAGGATTTGTTTATTCTTACCCTGTAGATTTTCTAGATAAATTTTTTAATAAGGAAATATCCCTAGAAGATAGAGTTAAAATATTAGAAGATAAAGTAAATCTATTGTACCCTCAACTTAAGTCAAATGAAGTAAAAGATGATTTACCATTTTAAATAAAAGTTATGAAAATAAGTTATGCAATTACAGTATGTAATGAATTTGTAGAAATACAACGTTTAGTTAATTTTCTAGTTAAAAATAAACGACATCAAGATGAAATAGTTATCCTTTATGATGAATCCAATGGAGATATTGAAGTAGAAAACTATTTACGATCACATTCTATTAATGGAGAATTTAATTGGCATAAAGGAAAGTTTAATAACCATTTTGCTGATTGGAAAAACAAATTAACATCACTCTGCTTAGGAGACTATATTTACCAAATTGATGCTGATGAAATGCTATCAACCTATGTTTTAGATGTATTACCTGAAGTTCTTCAACATAATAATGTTGATGTATTAAAAGTTCCAAGAATTAACACTGTTAAAGGTTTAACTCAAGAACACATTAATAAATGGGGGTGGGGTGTAAATGAAAAAGGTTGGGTTAATTTCCCCGATTATCAATGGAGAATTTACAAAAACAACCGTAAGATTAAATGGATAAATAAAGTACATGAAGTCCTTAAGGGGTATAAAACAATGACTTATCTTCCAACAGAAGAAGAATGGTGTCTTCACCATCCAAAAACAATAGAGAAACAAGAAAAACAAAATAAATTATATAGTAAGTTATGATATCTCATTGTATAAGTACACACAATAATCTCCCATATTTAAAATTAGCAATCCAATCAGTTAGAGAAAACAGTTATTATAAAGATGCCCCTTTTATAATACATGCTGAAAACTGTAATGATGGTACTAATGAATGGTTAAAAGAAAATGGGGGAAAATATAATTTAGAGTTTTATATAGATAAAAATGAAATCCCTTTGGGAATTGGGGGTGGTATGAATTTTTGTGCTAATAAAGTTAAAACTAAATATGTAAATTTTCTTCATTCTGATTTTTATGTATCTAAAGATTGGGATTTAAAATTATTAGAAGTTCATAAAAAACATGGTGGTAAATCTTGGATATTTAGTCAAAGAATTCAACCAAATATATTTAATGAACTTCCTAGGCCTGGGACTCTAATAGTTCCTATAGATGAGTTTGGGGGATATTATGATAGTTTTAACCAAGAATATTTTTTAGAATATGCTCAAGCTCTCTCAGAATCAAATGATTTTGAAATTTCTTTAGGTGAAGGTGTATCTGGGTTAATTTTAAAAGAAGATTGGGATTATATAGGGGGTAATGATCCTTTATTTGCACCTGCTAGTTGGGATGATAAAGATATTTTTTTAAGGTGTTTATTAAAAGACTTTAAATTAGTTTTAACAACAACTTCTGTTGTTTGGCATTTTGGGGCTAGAGGATCTCATAGATTAGAAGAAAATGAAGGTAAAACATCTCAAAGACAAATAGAAGCTGAAAGAAAAAATTCTCAAAAATGGTTAACTAAATGGAACCAATTTCCTACTTTTAACCAAAATGGAATGATAAAAAAAGATAATATGTCTATATTAGACTCATATAAAGGAAAATATAAATGAATAAATATTTTATAGATTGTGGTGCGCATTGTGGTGAATCAATTTTAACTGCTAAACAAAGATTTGGTGATGACATAACAACAATCTCATTTGAACCAATCCCAGGATTAGCAAAACAACTCCAAGAAATCCATAAAGA